AGGGTGGCCGCGCCAAGCGGGCTACTGGCGGCGGGATCTTTTCCGGCCCCGGCTATCCCGGCAAGGTTCCCGGCGCTACTGGCGGTCGCACGGCCCACGCTCGCGGCGGCAAAGCCAAGGGCAAGACCAACATCAACATCATCATTGGCGCGGGCAAGCCTGCTGGGATGGGCGACATGATGGCCAACCCCATGGGTGGACCAACCAAGCCTCCGGGCATGGATGCAATGCCTGGTGGCATGCCTATAGCTGTTCCGCCTCCGGGTGGCGCTCCCGGCGCGGCTCCCATGCCGATGCCGATGCCTATTCCGATGCCCGGCCCTGCTGGTCCTGCTGGCCCTCCGGGTATGCCGATGCCCCGCAAGTCTGGTGGACGGGCTACGTCTTACAAAGACATGACTGCTGGCGCGGGCTCTGGCAAAGGTCGTCTTGAGAAGACCGAGATTGCTGAACGTAGCGCCCGCAAAGTTGGTGGCCGCACCTATAGCTCCTACAAGGATATGGATGCTGGCGCTGGCTCCGGTAAAGGACGGTTAGAAAAGGCTGAGATTGCCTCTAAGACTGCCCGCATTAAGCCGGGCAACTACTGAATTTGCACCTAAGGCGCGCTTAGGCTGCAAATTGGGTGGGGATGCGATCCCCCTTCGTATCTCCACCCACCAATCCATCAGGGGGGCCGCAGGGGGCGGTCTATGAAAACAACATATCAAGCATACTATCAGTATGAGCTGAAAAAGCTCCTGAATGAGAATATCGAGAGAATTAAAGAAACTCTCGTAAGCTCTTATCAAATCAACGGTTTTGACTTTTCGGGCTACCGACACCATGTAGGTAGAGTCGAAGGACTTCGCATGGCACTTGAGCTGTGCGATGAGGCAGAAGCCATTGTAAATGGCAAAGAGTAGGGGGAATAAAAATGCCTTTTATGACTATGGAGCATGAGACAGATCCGGCTGAGTCAATACGGACTGAAATGGGGGACATTTCATCAGTTGAGGTGTTCAATAATCAAGTTTTGGTGGCGGTGTACATCCGCCCTCAAAAAACCAAGAGCGGAATCATTTTGACCAGCCAAACAACTGATGAAGATCGATATCAGTCCAAAGTTGGCCTTGTCATTAAAAAGGGTCCGCAGGCTTTTGAAGATGTTTCTGGCCAATGGTTCAGCGGTTTGAACATTGAAGAGGGTGACTGGATTGTTTTCCGCCCGTCTGATGGTTGGAGCATCACGGTCAACAATGTCCTTTGCCGGATGATTGATGATGTGAACATAAAAGGCCGCATTGATCAGCCTGATCGTGTTTGGTGATAGGAGAAACCAATGTCTGGTGACGAAGAACAGATTGAATTTAAGCTGGACGACGCCCCGCCAATAGAGGGGGCCAAAGAAAATGACCCGGAAATCGAGATTGTTGATGATCCGGCTGAAGTTGAGGCTAAGGCACCTGAAAAGGATGTTGATAAAGCCTTGAAAAAGCTAAATAAAAAGCTTGAGGAAGAGCGTAAAGCCCGTATGGATGCCGAAGCTATGGCTAGGCAAGCTACGGAACATGCTCGCATGGCTCAGAACGAGGCCAGCGACAGCAATATGCACCTCGTGAGTGGTGCTATTGAATCTGTTCGGCGGGATCAGGAGATTTTAAAAGCTAATCTCCGAGATTCCATGGCTATTGGCGACTTTGACAAAGCCGCTGAGCTTCAAGAACAGATGACTGCCAACATCACAAACCTTCGCCAACTTGAGCGTGGGTTTGAAGAGATGAAGCAGCAGCCTCGAATGCAGCCTCAAGCAGCTCCGCAAGGGGAATTGACGGTTGATACGCTTATTGACCGGGTTACCCCGCGATCTGCGGAGTGGCTGAAGAAAAATCGAGACGCTTTGCCGGATGCGCGGTCAATTCGTGTGATGGCGCGGGCGCATGAGGATGCGGTTGATTATGGGATTGCCCCTGAATCAGATGCATACTTCCAGTTTGTAGAGAACAGGCTTGGAATCAACGCGACCCGCAGATCTATCCCTGAGGTGGATGACGTTATGTCCAGTGCAGCATCAAGCAAGCAGAGGCGATCAGCCCCTCCGTCAGCCCCGGTGTCACGCCAGCCTATTGATTCACCCAATCATAGGCCGGGGGTCATCACGTTGACTGCCGCAGAGGTGGAGGCCGCTAAAATCAGCGGGATTACGCCTCAAGAGTACTACCGGAACAAGATGCGCGAGAATAATCGCCTGAACTGAGGAGAGTTAAATGACTGATTCTACTGCAAAACGTCGCGGTCGCCCGCCCAGGGCAGCTTTGCCACCCGTAACTGAAGGGCAAGATGCGTCTCTTGAGGCTGTTGATGTCCAAGAAGTAATCTTGGCGCGTCCGCCTATGCGCCCTGCTATGCGGGAAGATGACCCTAGGGCTGCTGCGGCTCGCCGTGCGGCTGAAATTCGTGACCAGTTTGAGAACGTAGACGAGGGTGTGGACGAATTTCGCACCCCGGATGCGCCAGATGGCTGGACCTACGAGTGGAAGCGCCGCACTTTGCTAGGACAAGAAGACCCGGCATATCAAGTTGAGCTGGCGCGCATGGGTTGGGAGCCCGTTTCTACCAACCGCCATCCTAATATGATGCCAATTCAGGGCAACCACCCTGTAATTGAGCGCAAAGGCATGGTTCTAATGCAGCGCCCGGCAATTATTTCGGACGAGGCGCGGGCAAATGAGTTGAGAAAGGCTCGAAACCAAGTTCGTGTGAAAGAACAACAGCTTAACGCTGCCCCGGATGGCACTTTGACCCGTGACCATCCCAGCGCTAGGGCTCAAATCAAGAAGGGTTATTCCCCGATTGAGGTTCCCAACGATTAAAATATGTTTCTGGAGGGGGTCGCATTTTGCGGCCCCTTTACATTTGTAGATTATAATTGTAATTTCTCATTTGAAGCCCTCATGGGCTGTCCCCATCCCCCGGCGCGGATGGCTAAACTTTCCCCGGCTTCCGAATCTCCCCGGCGTGAGATGACGAGCCTCCTGAAAAAGGAGATTCCGTCATGGCGAACACTGCCGCCTATAACGGTTTTCAACAGTACAGCGGGAATGGTTCTGCTCCGACCTATGAACAGGTCGTTGCAACCATCGTCTCGTCCAGCACGACTGCCATTTACAATGGTGATCCCGTAAACCCCGATGCCAACGGCTATATTGTTGTGGGCGTTACCTCTGGCTCGTCTTCAAATACCCAGATCGCTGGCGTATTTGTGGGCTGCAAGTATCTTTCGGTCAGCCAGAAGCGCACTGTTTGGTCCAACTATTGGCCGGGCGCTGACAATTCGGGCAACGTCGAAGCTTACATCATCAATGATCCAAATGCTCGCTTCATTGCGCAGTTTGGCAACGTCAGCGTTGCTCAGACATACGTGAACAGCGGCGTCGGCTTTAACATTGGTACTGGCAATGCCAACAGTGGCATTTCCGGCGCTTTTCTTGAGACTCTGGCGACAGATGCTACCATGCCATTTCGTGTTGTCTCCCTTGTCACCACGCCTCCTGGCGCGAATGGCACAGAAGCTGGCGCGTATCAGCGGGCTATCGTAGCGTTCAATAACGTCTCCACCAGAGCGCTTATCTCAATCTAACGAGGAGTAGGGACTATGGCTGTTAATCTTAGTGCCATTAAAGACCTTCTGCTCCCCGGCCTCCGTGGGGTTGAAGGTAAGTACGAGCAGATCCCGTCGCAGTACGACAAGATCTTTACGAAGCATGATTCCAAGATGGCGCTTGAGCGCACCGCAGAAATGCGTTTCTTGGGTCTCGCCCAGCTCAAGACCGAAGGTGGCCAGACTGCCTTTGATAACGGCGCTGGCGAACGTTACGTCTACAACCAGGAGCACACTGAGATCGCTCTCGGTTATGCCATCACCCGCAAGGCGATTGATGACAACCTGTACAAGACCCAGTTCATGCCTTCGAACCTCGGCCTGATTGAATCTTTCCATCAGACCAAGGAGATCTACGGCGCGAACGTCCTCAACACCGCGACGACCTACAATGCGTCCATCGGCGGCGACGGCAAGGCGCTCTGCGCTGCTGACCATCCCATCGACGGCGGCACGGTTTCCAACATTCCGGCAACTCCCGTTGACCTGAATGAGTCGACCCTGCTGAACGGCATGATTGGGAT